CGCCCTTAAGACGCTAGCCGGTGCTTGCACTAGGTCGCCGAGTAGCTCTAATCTCGGCGTGTGGGAGTCTTTCCCCCTCACGCGTCGATAGATTATCTCCTCGGCGGCCTCACCCCTAGGGCTGAATGCCCTAGGTTCTTTTCCCTCATAAGGAGCTCTGATGGCAACAATACGTAGAATGCGTTCTCTTCAGTTTAAGAAGGGGCGCACTACCGTGACTAAGACTAACTGGAATGTCGGTCGCACTTCAGTGACTGGCATTTCAGATCAAAGTCGCGATATCAGTATTGTTGGTCGACAGGAAACTGTCGACGAAGGCTCTTCCAATTGGTACAAGAACTTGCCGTTTATTCGGAGTATTTACCATAAAGGTAAGCACTCTAATGAATACACGGAGCAATTGTACCAGACTTATCGGAAGATGGATTTAGGAACTGAGTTTTCAACCACTTCAAACCGATATGTAGAAAATGCTGGCAATGTCCTCTCGAAAGGGAGAGACTTATTGCCGTCAAAGCATTATACATCATCGAATAAAAGTGGACTCAGTGACTACTATATGGAGGGCGAATTATTCGCTCATGCATATAGTGTTGCCGCAAACGACGCTTTATGGCCTAGCCTTACTGTGACCGACAACTTAACGTTGTGGGGCATGGGGGCAACTGCCATTTCGCGTGTTTTGCCAACAAATCCAGTATCAGACGCTGCTGTTTTCGCTGGAGAACTAAGGAACGATGGTTTACCATTGGTTCCAGCGGTCCATTCCTTAAAGGAACGTATCGGATTTTTCAAATCCTTAGGAGATGAATATCTGAACGTCCAATTTGGGTGGAAACCGTTTCTCAGCGATTTAAGCAAGTTCGCTTATGCTGCTCATCATGGCCATGCCATTTTGAGACAATACGAGCGAGACTCGGGCAAAGGTGTCCGGCGTAAATACGCTTTCCCAACCCTTGATACAACGACGGTAACGAATTTGCCTAACGGCTATCCGATACCAACGTTGGAAGTGGCAATGTATCAATACAATGCCTCAAGGGACGGCGCTAAAACGCGTACCCGTCGAGAAATAACGGATACGTGGTTCTCAGGATGTTTTACCTACTATCTTAACATGGGCGATTCAGCCCGTGATAGGATGGAAAGGCATGCCCAAGAAGCTAAAAAGCTTTTTGGAATCCGGATTACTCCGGAAGTCCTGTGGAACCTAGCACCATGGAGCTGGGCCGCAGATTGGTTTGCTAATACTGGGGATGTTATCCACAATATTAGCGCCTTTCAGCAAGACGGTCTGGTAATGCGTTATGGGTATATCATGCAACACAAAGTGATTGCTGATACATATGAACTGAGTCCATTCTATTTTGCGAATGGAACGAAGTTCAAGCCTACAACGCAGACTTTCATTACGGAAAGTAAAGTCCGTAAGAAAGCCTCCCCTTATGGGTTCGGGTTGTCCTTTAGTGGTTTCACTCCAGGGCAGCTCGGAATCATCGGTGCTCTTGGATTATCTAAGAGCTTCCGATGAGGAGGGATTTGGCCAGACTGGTCATTCTCCTCCTAGCGATTGAGATCCCATTGATACTATGTATTATTGGGTTTCTCTTTCGATGAAATACTACAGAGTCATCCGACTTTGTAGAGATTCCTCCAGGAAGTGACGCCATGTCATTCGCTGATCCACAATCCGTTACTATCAATGCCGTTCCGATCTCTCTTCCGAGAGTTTCGAGCGGTGTTTCTTCAGGGAGCTTTTCAGCTTCCGATGGAAACACGAAACTGCTTGTCAGCCACGCTTATGGTAAGCGTGTGCGTCGCACAGTTCGCCTTGATATCCGGAAGATTGCTGCTGATCCGTATCTCACGTCGACGAATGTTCCTTACACCATGTCAGCTTTCTTGGTGGTGGACCATCCGCTCGCGGGTTTTACGAATACAGAGCTGAAATACCAGGTTGATGGGCTAACTGCCTATCTTACTGGTTCATCCGGAGCACGTGTCACCCAGTTACTGGGTGGCGAGAACTAGGATTGGGGACCTACGGGTCCTTAAGCGGGAGAAGTCCTGCATCAGTGAACGTCTGGCTACGGAGTGTCTACCTTTCTATTGAGAAGGGAGTCACGCCTGTGACTAATAAGTCTACAGGTAGCCTTATGTTACTTCTGAAGGAAGCCCTCAATGAACTGGGGGCTTGGTGTGGTACAAGCACGACGAACGATTATAATTACATCGTTCGTAGAGTAGAAAATGAAGGTTTATCGTTTTTAACGATAACCCTACCTACTTTCGCCTCAGACTTCGAAAGATGTCTGGACGACGGTTTGGTAGTTCGCAACCTCTTCCAAGGTTTTCCTTGGAAGGGTGGTCTCCCCCGATTTCTCGGAGGTTTCCTCGAACTCATTTTCGCTCGACAAGGTTGTCGGCTGCTCGCCGATCCCTCGATAGATGCTATTCAATCCATTCGTCAGATTTGTCTGATGTTTGGAAAGATAAATCTTCCGTGTAGTGATACACGGAGGAGGGCAGCTATACGAGGTTTCGTTGAGACAGACAACACGGTGTACCGGACTGACTTATCATTACCCTCGGAGTTATCTGAGGATTTCGTGATGATGAGTCAACTCCTATGGACAGATGTTTTCACTACTGTTGGTTTAAAACTTAACAGTGCGGAACTTCTGCCGAAACATGGCCCCGGTGCCACAGCTGATCGTCTCCGCGGAAATGCGAAGTACGAACAGTCAGAGTGGACCGAGGATTTGGACGAGGTGTTTCCAAAGCACCTTTATCTAGTTCCAAATTTCAACCATTCGGTTGACCATATATCCGTGTTGCCGCCTGGAACTGAACGGCCCGTTAGGGTCGTCGACGTTCCTAAGACGTTGAAAACACCGCGAATTATAGCGATTGAGCCAACCTGTATGCAATATATGCAGCAGGCGCTCAAACGTGAAATTCAGGAAGCTATCGAGAATGACATCCTCGCTAGTAGCTTCGTTGGATTCCGTAGGCAAGAGCATAATCAAATGCTTGCCAGGAGAGGTTCCCGTAAGGGAATTCTCGCAACGCTCGATTTGAGTGAGGCATCCGATCGTGTTTCCAATCAGCATGTACGCTTATTGTTGCTTAACCATCCCTCTCTTGCGAGAGCGATTGGGGCAACGAGAAGCAGAAAGGCTGACGTGCCTGACCACGGTGTTCATACCTTGGCCAAGTTTGCGTCTATGGGTTCTGCTCTGTGTTTTCCGATGGAGATGTTGGTATTCACTACCGTCATCTTCTTAGGGATTCAACAAGAGCTCGGCCGACGCCTTACCCGGGAGGACATACTGTCCTTCAGGGGTTCAGTGCGCGTCTACGGGGATGATATTGTTGTCCCTGTAGATTTTGTACCAGGCGTTGTGAATATGCTAGAAAACTTTGGTTTTCTAGTTAATCTCCGTAAGTCTTTCTGGACTGGAAAATTCAGAGAGTCTTGCGGAAAGGAATATTATGACGGCCACGATGTTTCCATCGTGCGAGTCCGTCATGTCTTTCCTACACAGCGCCGGCACGTTCCGGAGATTGTTTCGATTGTTTCACTACGTAATCAGCTATTTATGGCTGGTATGTGGCAAACAACGAAATGGTTGGACGATTACATTGAAAGGATAATACCTTTCCCTGCTGTCGGACCAACATCTTCGGCGTTAGGTCGGTTGTCATCTCTCGGCTATGATACGCAGAGAGTTGACAAATTCTTACACGAACCGCAAGTCAAAGCGATGTGTGTAAGTGCACAGCTACCAATCTCGCGATTGGATGGCTCTGCCGCCCTAATGAAGGTGTTTCTGCAGTCTGAAGCACGTACCAAACCAGGTACGGGGCTTCAGTCCATCCCCGATTGGTTCAGTAATGAACCAACTGAGGATGAGGATCACCTCAAACGCGCAGGACGACCTGATACCGTCCGCATCACGTATCGGTGGCTCCGGGCATATTAAAGCCCGGGGGGCCTTCCTTTAACAGGGAAGGTTGTGAGGAGC